TCAGGTCTTGCCATAGGTCTAATCTGTTCTTCAACTTCTTCTTGAATATTTTCTGGAAGTTTTAATGTATTAAATTCTTCTTTAACTTCTGCTTGACGAGTTATTTCTTCTTGCTGTCGCATAGATGCTGCAGGACTATAAGGTTGTCCTGTTGTTGGATCTATAATAGCAGGATCACCTGCGGTAGGCATACCCATCATTTGTTCTGTTTGAGTTGCAGCTAATCCACCTCTGTTAAATCTAAACTGTGGATTATCTGGTAAATCAAAATCTGTAATATCTATTTCTATTCCTACTGAATCTTTATCTTCATAATAAGATATACCCTCTGGATTTTTATTTTTAAATTTTATTTTACCATTCGTTTCATTATTAAGTGTCCTTAAAACTTTTCTAACCCCATCACTATAAGTATTCTTAGCAGCCTCTAAACTTAAATCATGAGCTTTAGATATAACTTTAGGAGTAGGAATATATATTTTATTTACCCCGTTATTTTTAGATTCTTTAATTACAGCAAGTAAAGACATCCTAATTGTATCAGATAGTTTAGCTGGAACTAAATCTTTTTCTAAACCAGTGTCAATATTTATATCTTTAAAAATACTTATTAAATTTTCTTTAATTAAATTATCATTTTCTTTATTGAATTTTCTTACAGCAGTTTTTCCAAAAACATAATCACCTAAAACATTTGCAAAAATGTTGTCAACTTCATCTAGTTCTTGTATGCTTCTTCTTGTAATTGATCTTTCTTTTAAACCATACTTCTGACTTAATTGAGACACAATTTCATCTTCACTAATATCACCATCTAAGAAACGACTTTTTAACCTTGTTATATCATCTATGATTTTAGTTAAACCTAAATGTGTTGCTTGCTCTGCAGTATTTTGATCTCCTATAGATCTAAAATTATAATTATAACTATCTATATCTTTTACAAATTTATCTGTAAACTCAAGACCGTTCATGTGGTAATCAAAAATTGCCGAATTAAATTCTGTTTGATAGTGAAGACCTATATCACCTAAAGTTGGTTTAGATGTTTTTTGTTCTTTAATTTTTTTAGTATTTGCTTTATCTGCTACTGTGTGTTGTTGCACAGCATCACTTTGTAACTCTTCAACAAGAAAAAACTTTTCTTTTATTGGAAAATCTGGTTCATTATTTTGTACAAAGCTACCTCTTACATGAGCTAAAACATTACCATCAGGTTGAAACATAATGTCGTAATGACCTGCACTGTATTCAGTTCCTTTAGTATTTTTATTTACAATAACTATTTCTCTGTACCCAGCTAAAGGCTGCATAACATTATTATTAACGTTTAAATTCACTCTTTGCTCATTACGGTATCGTACATAATTTCCATCAAGAACTTGTATATCTACTTTAGGTACATTTCTATCTGCAAGAGTTTTTAATTGTTGTTTAGAATATTTTTTGTTATCGTCTAAATTTTCTAAAAGACCTGACCAATATAATTCTGTTTTATTTATTTTTGGTGCTCTTTTTTCTAAGAACTTTTTAATTTGAAAACCAGACATGCCATCTTTGCCAATAGCAAGATTGTCTAAAGAACCTAAAACAGAACTACGAAAATCGTATAAATCTGCCGTAATACCGTCTGAATTATTATAATTTATTTCTTGAACTAAAGGGTTTGTTTGTTTTTTAGATGTGGTTAAATTACTAGGTTCTACTTCTAAATCTATGTAGTTAGTAATATCATCAAAACTTACATCATCTTGACCAACTACTTCTGCACCAACACCTACAGTACCAGAACGTTTTGTTGGTGTACCTTTTAAAAACTCCATGTCACCACCAAAGACTGCTTTGGTTTGACCTACTATATCAGCTTTAACTCCACTAGGTATAGCAGAACTTGCTGCTTTTGCAGTAACTGTTGCTGCTTTAGCTGCAGGAATTAACTCCAGTGCAGTCATAGCATCGCCAATAACAGCTTCTCTTGCAGAAGTTACTTGTTGATCTGTAGCTTGGTCGTAGGATACACCATACATACTTTGTAGTCTTGTATCTAGATCTTCACTACCAAGTCTTTGTACACTGTCTTTAATATCTGTAATAACTTCTTTAGTTGTTTCTATTGGACTAGTAACAAACTCTTTAGCCCCCTCATAAATACCAACAGCAGCATCTTTGAGGAATCCTATTTCATCCTCATTAATTGCTTTACCTAGTTTTTCACCAAATGATTCGTATTCGTTATCTAAACCAAGTATATTATCTACAATTAGCTCACCATAACCCATACCTTTTTTCATCTGTTCATTAAGACTAGTCATTATTTACTTTATCCCTAAGTTTAGTTAAAGATCTTAATGCACGTATTTCACCCTGCAGTCTGTAAATTTCTGCAGGATCATCATACTGTTCCATTTGTTTATGTGCGAATGAAATACGAAAGTAAATTTCTTCCAGCATTGCATCCCACTGAGGTTTGTTATTTACGACTAGTTTTAACTGGCTCACTGTACAGGTGCTCCACCAGTATTACCTGAGAAGCCCTGTTCTCCCGGCTGAGGGGCTGTACCAGTTCCTATAGTGCCACCCCCACTACCTTGGGTATCCTGAACCTGAACACCCGCAGGTGCTCCCTGTGGGCCACTTTGTGGTGGTACACCCGGTTGTGGTTCAGGTGCTGGTGGTGGGTTTGCTTCTTGAAACTTTTTAAGGACTTCAGCTTGCACCGCTGCCTGTTGCATATTGTTGCCTACCTTATCAGGATCAAGATCCATAGATTTAGCAATCTCACGTACAATATAATCCATACGTGCAAATGGTGCTAGTGCAGGATTTTGTACAACTTGTAAGAACTGCAGTAAACGTTGACTACGTACTTCATTAGCCATAAGACTTTCAGTACCACGAGCTTTTACTTCAAGATCACCTTTAATATCTGACTCAAAGTTAAACTGCATATTAAAATTAAAGAAAGCTTTACCTAATGGTGCTAGCAAATAATCATCAATATTTTTAACTACATTGCGAATAGAACCGTTGGCAGCAGACATAAGCATAGAGATACCAGAAGCAGTACGACCAACACCCGTAACCCCTGTTTGACCATGTGCGAAAGATGGAAATCCAGTTGATTCATCAGATAGTACCCTTGCTTTATCAAACATCTGCATGTTTTCATTAGATACGTTGGGAAATTTAGTACCAAAAATGGCTTGTCCGGGTGCTCCACCTTGTCTGCGGAACACTTTTCCGGGGTACACAGACAAGTCCTGCCCCGGTACTAGATTAGTTTCATCAATCTCAATAAGTAAATTACCTGACAATGCAGCATTATCTACTGCCATACGCATGAACCCATTCATTAAGGTTTGTGTATCATCCATGTTTTCAGCAATACCTACACCAAAAATACTGTAAGGATTCATTTCATATGGTGCTGCAAAATATGGAATGTACGCAGGGGTAAATGGATTCATTACTAAACGTAACACCTGTCCATTACAGATCCAAGCATTTACGCTTAATTGCTCTGCATCTTTTAGGTCATCAGGGATATCAATATCCTGTTCAATTAGTAACTCAGTATCTACAAAACCCCAGAACTCTAAAACTTCAAAGCGTTGTGCTTGATCTTGCTCTGAATTATCTTCCATTACATGTTCCCACCACTCTTTGTTGTAGGACTCACCTAAACGTAATGCATTATTAATTGCATTTTCACGAAAGTATGGACGATTTTTTAAACCACGTAATTGTGAACGAGACATTTTGTGACGCTCTACAATATACTCTGCTTCTTCCATAGTGGCAGCATCTGGGTCTGGATAAAAATTCCATATAGATACAGAGCTAGTTTGTGGGATAGTTTTAAACATAGGAGAGTAATTACCCTCTTCATCCCAATTAGCATATTCTTTATCTACAGCAAATGGACCTTTCATAATACCAGTACCAAATAATGCTGCTTCAAAAGCTGCAGCACGAAGATGTTTCTTTGCGTGAGACTCTTCTAGTTGATCATGGATTTTCTTTTCCATTTTCTTTGCTGCAACTTCAGCAGGATGAAACTGTGGTGATGTGGGAGTTTTAGCAGGTCCGGGTTCTAAGTAATCCATAACTGGATCTAAGCTTGCTTTCATACCAGAAAGACGCTCTCTAAAATCTTCATATGTTTCACCGGGAAGTAAATCTGGTAAGTCTTCATTAGCTTTACGTTGATCTGCATTAGTTTCAAAACTTACTGTTTCTTCTACACCATCAGGAAGAACAGTGGGATCAATAGTAATAGGAAATTTATTACCACCAAATAATACTTCTGCAATCTGACCATATGCAGCTAGTACTTTTGTTTTAGTTACTTTAACAAATACTTGTGATTTTTCTGTAGAACTAAATTGTACATCAGGACCATAAATACCACGATAGTTACGATAAGCTTGAATCCAACGTTGCTCATCAAGTTCTCGTGCAGTTTCTGCTTTAGAATATTTATCTTTAACAAATTGAACAATTTGTCCTGTTGCTGGATCAGAATAATCTTCTTCCTTAACATCTTCTACGGATGAAGTTTCCTCCATGTCCATCATCATATCTTCAAATTCTTCTTCCATATTCTATCCTTAATATCCAAATTTTGCGTCTGAAACTTGAAACCCTGTACGATGATTATTTGCATCAAAGTCAAATAGGTTGCTACGTGGTCTGGTCATTACACCATATCTTAAGGCATCGTATAAGTGATCTTCCGCATTTGTATCTACATCTTCTGGATTATTTTTATCCAAAGGTAAGGCAGGTAGCTGAGAAATGGTATTAGTACAATTGTTAAAAAATACCAATCTAGGTTCTTCTGTAAATTCGTCAACTTGTAATCTTCTATGTAATTCATTTTTACCTGCTACACGAGAGCCTCTAGATCTATCGGAAGGACGCCACCGACAACCTTTCATAATCATCTGTTCAGCCAATGATGGCCCAGTATCACCACGATTATGCCATAAACTAGAATCCAAAACACCATAGCGTATTTTTTCACCATCTTCTGCTTCTAGTATCATATCCGCTAAATCTGTAGCAGTAACCTTAGATACATACATTTCCCTATATACAACTAATTGTTCTGCTGGAGTTACTGCAATCCAAACAACACCTGTGTGGGAACCATACCCATAGTCACATGCTCTAAACTTAGCCCAACTATTAGGTATATCGTAAGGTTCTATTACATGTTGTCTACGATTAAACTCTGGAAAGGCTGCACCTTCGTTAATATCCCAGTCACCTTCTAGTAGCTGTCTTCGCTGATGCTCAGGTAACGACAAAAGATTAGCCTCATACATACCATCTTCTGCTAAATAAGGATTATCGAATAAGGTAGCAGGGATAAACCTACGTCTAAATAAGGGCTGACCTTCTTTACTGTGTCCTTTAGGCCAACAAATAATTTCACCACTATCTGCATCCGTAGCCCAAAAAGCTTTATTAGGAGTATTAGGGTCAATAAAAGTTTTCTTTACCCATTGATGGCCCGGACCTCCGGGGTTGCTTGTTGCCCTCATATATAAGGGTAGTCCACTGGCTTTGGTTGTCCGAAGTCGTGACCTCATATAGTTCCAAGGATAGGGTGTAGGCCATTGCGTTAATTCGTCAAAACCGATCCAGTTGAACGCCTGACCTTGATACCTCATAACATCATCGTCACGATCAAGGTAAGACATCCAGAGTGTTGCTCCACTCGGAGCTACCCAAGTCTTATCTCTTTCCATAAACTTAATACCGGGAATTGCTTTGGGGTATAGTTGTTTAGATACAGAGATAAGTTCTCTTAGTTCTTCAGTACTTCTACGTACTAAAAGCATTCTAGCGTTAGGGTTATTTAAATAACGTACAGGATCAGCAACTAAACTATAAGATTTACCACCACCTGCTGATCCACCGTATAGTACTTCTTGTTCAGTAGAAGCTAGAAACTCTGTCTGTGGACCGGGGTTAGGTTCAAATATAACTTCTCTGGTATTAAATTCTTCTACTTGCTCAACTTGAAGAGACTCTGGTTTCTTTTCCACCGAGTCTTTCTTCTTCGAGCTTCTTCGCCTTTTCGAGGGCTTTTTTGTATTTTTCAGCAAGCTGGCGTTGGTTTGCAGCTTCTCTCTGACGCTTTCGTTCAATTTGAACTCTCTTCATTAAACCTACGTGAGATATATACCTACCTGATTCTTCACTTAACCAAGCAGCTACATCTCTGTAGCTATATTGTTTTAGGTATTTCTTACCTTCCTCTAAAAGATCTAACTCTTCTGGAATAGGTAATAGTATATCACAATCGTCAGGATCTTGTCTATAGCCAAATGGAACTAGCCTACCTACTCTTACAACTTTTCTCCACTCAAACTTTTCGTTTGGCTTTGGAGCAGGTAGTGTCCAAACTTTATTAATCTTCTTCATTTTTAGGTGGTAAAATAAACAAAGGGCTTGCTGCAGTTACTTCTACTTTATCTGATGCTTTAAATCCGCTACGATCTAATACATCTTTAGCTGCTGCCATTTTCTCTTTATTACCTAAATCAGTTGGACTATCCATAATTTGTTTCATAGAGTAAGCAGCTTTAGTTGCACTAGCAGCAATAAAACGTTTAGTACGATCTGCAATTTCATCTTGCAAAGAATTTACAATAGCTGAGGTTGCGACAGTCTCAGCATACCCAGCTAATTTTCTTGCTTGAGATAAATTACCTTGAGCTTCTTCAAAAAGAACATCAAGAAACTTTTGTTGTTTTTCTGTTAAATTACGGCTCATGTGATTTTCCTGTGCGGTTTTACTTTGGCTCTAACTTTTTTAGGTTGAGCCACAAACTGCTTACCCGCCTTAGTGCCTTTTCGTTTTGCTCGTGTTGTAGCGGCATACTCAGAAGTACTAAGAGACTTAATAGCCTTTTCAGGTAGATACCTTTCGCCTGTAGCCTTTGGACCTTGCGTTGATGGTTTACCACTTTTGGTTCTCCATTTTTGTTTGGTCCAAGACTTCAGGCTTTTTTGTGATTTAGAGAGGGCCATTACTTATAGCCCCCGCCCTTTGCTTTGTATTGTTTTGCAACCATTTGTGCCTTCCTAGCTGACCACTGTCCGGGCTTTCCACCCTTGCTGCCAGCTTTAACGGATGCAACAAGACGCTTACGCATAGTAGGCTTAGTATAGTTACCCGCTGCATTTACCGTAGACTTTTTGGTAGACTTCACCACGACTTATCCCCATATCATGCAGTTCTTTATTACTCATGTTCATGAGTACCCAATAATCTGCTCTTCGTTGTTGGTTCTCTTGGAACCGTTTTAATAAACGTTTAAACATTGCAC